CCGCTCATCCTTCGACCTAAAGCAGTATATCGGACGCCCTCTCGCGTTCGACAACGGTTATGTATCTGGTAATCCAGTAGTTTTTGTAAGAAAGGATCATTAGGAAAAGCACGTTTATATATAGAGTGTTCTATTTCTAGAATCTCTGAACTAACATGCTGATCCCACCTTGACGCATCAATACTAAAACAAACAGTATTCGGAAAACATCTGAACTTGTCCAGTATTACCTGAGCTCGCTCTGACGAATTTTGACCTTTCGCGAATATCCTTAAACCAAACTTAGACTTCATATTCAGGAGACACCGCTCAAATGGCCTCAAATAAGAAGCCAATAAGGTATTATACCGCGGTGTTCTCGCTGAAATTATTCTAGGATCGGGATTGATTTTTGCATTTGGGTCAACCAACTCTGATTTGACAAAAGCATTGATTTTTGCATCATCCTTATCAAACGGGCGCGTCTCAAGACTTAATCTTGCGCGCTCATAAACCTTCTTCCTGCTATCGGTGAAGCTATCCACCACCTGAGTCAATGTCCATGGCACCATTGCTGGTAACCATCCGTAGAGTCGCTTACTCATTGATTTCAAGCGCTTCAAGCCGTCCGTGGTGGGTAGCGGTACTTGTCCAAGAACGCGATTTGTTATTCCTACTAGTTGATTACACACACAATTCGCGTGCGTAAACGGCCGCCAGGTTCCCGGAATCTGGCATGAGATTATGGTGAGTTTGCGAGATCTAAACTCCTCATGAGACCAACACCCGGGTGGGTGTGGCTTACGGCAACCGTCAGCGGTCATCTTGAGCTCCTGCCCATGATACGCGCACAATGCCGCAGCCTGTGTTGGTCCCCCCTAAGTCGGTGGTAAGGACCACGGCTCCTGGGGGCGGAGACACGCAGTCAATCGTCGCCATAGCGACTTCTTTGGGTCGTTCGATTTACCCAATGCACGTCGGTTATGACGGTCGACATCCTTTTGCCAATCACGATTCTGATATTGCTTTCCTAAACGCTTCTCCGCCTTACTCGGAGCCAACGCTTCGGCTACAGCATCCTCACAGATTCGTTTCATAGCAACAAGGTCAACCATCTTTTGTTCAATACACCACGCCTGAGCTGTCTTCATCAGCCCTTTCGCAGTGTCAGCTGTGCGTACCGACATGTACAACCTCATCTGAAGTTGTGCAACAAGTTGCACACGCAGATGACCGAGATTCTCAACTCCGATCTCTTCAGACTTCGAAGAGCAACTTAAACTGCGACTGCGACCGGTCCCCGCTGACAGAGACGGCACAGTGCTGCTATTTTGACTGCTGCGTACAAGAATGCCATTAACGATGCTATTACTAGCAACGCAATTAAGACAACCTGCACCCACCAGACATAATCCTGCACTGCAACCTCCAACTCCTCCGCCTCCTGAACCACCGACCGCTCCAGATGCACTAGCGCCTGCTCCGCTTCCAGTGCTTTGACTTCCCACTGCTGCA